CATGGACTATCTTGTTCAGAACAAGATGGACATGGCTAGTGTGGAGTTGGGTGTAGATTTTGTTAATCATTGGAAGACTGATAAGGTTGGTTGTGTTAAAAAGTTATTGACTGCTCTTGAAAAAGAGGGTATAGATGTAGGACAGATACTTACTCATGATGACTCTCGTTTGAGAGTGATGCAAGGAGTAAACCAGCAGATGGCTCCTGTTATGCAACAGAGAGAACAGGAACGTCGGTATGCTGAGAGCAAGAACCTGTTAGATGGGTTCCTTGCTAAATACCCAGATGCGTGGAACCATTTGGAGGAAATCACTGGTGTTATGCAAAGGACTGGTGTAAGAAACCCGTATGACGCATACTTCCGTCTTCGGAGAGCATATACAAACAACAATCAATCTTGGTTTGGTGATGAGAACGTCATCGAAGAAGTAGAGGGTGATATGCCTAGTGTGAACTCGCAAAGGGCTAATGCTTATGGTGAATACCAACCTCAGAAGTTCAGTTCCATTGATGATGTGGTGGCAGCCGAAGCCAAGAAGTTTTTTAGGAGTTAAATGAAATGGGTGCTATCAATAGCGTAATCACCACTACTCTGGAAAAACCGTACACACGGAAAGAATTGATTTTTGCTCAGTTGCGTTCTACGGTTTTGTCCACGTTCTTAATGCAAAAGAAACGTATCGTCTTTGAAGATGGCGGACGTGAAATCACCAACCCGCTGATTGTTGGTCGTAACCCCAACATTGCGGCTTACTCGTACTACGATGAACTGCCTGTGAATCAGACGAATGAATTTTCCAAGGTTCGTTATGGCTTTGCTCGTATTGCTGGTACGGTGATTGTCAGCCAGCAGGAAGAAGACGAAAACATGGGTGAACAGGCTGTCATTAAGATTGCCAAAGCCAAACTGGAAACATTGAAGATTTCCTTGCAGGAGAAATTCGGTCAGGAATACATGTACGGTCTGGGTATTGGTAAGAATCCTAATGGTCTGGGTCTGTTGATTCCTGATGACCCGACGACTGGTGTTGTCGGTGGTATTGACCGTTCGACAGAGGAATACTGGCGGACGAGTTCTTACCAGATGGCTGGCACGATGGATGCCACGAACATTTCCAAAGTGTTCCGTGGTGTGTTCTTGGATGCTAAGGCTGCCGAAGAAGGTAAGTTCGACGGTATTATTGTTGGTCGTAACATCTATGATATGTATGCGGACTTCTTGGAAAGCAAGAGTTCCTTGGCAGCTCAGGACTTCTCCAAGTTGACGGGTAAGGCTGACTTTGGCTTTGACTCGTTGAACTTCCGTGGCGTGCCTGTGATGTATGACCCGAACTGTCCTGCGGACAAGGCTTACTTCATTAACACGAAGTATCTGCGTTTGCACGTCATGCGTCATGTCAACATGAAAGTGACGAAACTGGATGCTCCTTGGGTTATGGATGCCTCTGGCATCCGTATTATCTGGGAAGGTCAGTTGTGTCTGTGGAAAGCAGACGGCACGCAGGCTGTTCTGAATAACGCGTAACCTAACTAAGATGAAAGGATAGAAAGATGGTTGCTAAGAAGAATGATTTGGCGAATTTGCGTCAGTTGTTAAGTGAAAACCCTGAACTGTTGAGAGAGGCTCTCAAAGGAGTTGGGGTTAAAACAGGGGTTCCTATGTACACGCTCATTAAGACGGAGAAGGGTTTTGAACCCACTAAACGTCTTGAAGGAACTCGTATTGTAGATGGGGAGCCCAGAGAAACCACTTTCTATACCTTCCGTCTGCCCAATGAATCCACTGTTAGGATTCCTGAGTCTACACTGGATGACTACAAGATTCGTGTTGACAAGGTTCCTATGATGGAAGATGAAACAGGAGAATAAAATGTTTGTAATTACTAAACCTCAAACTAAAAACACATTGGTCGCATCGTCTTATGTTCCGTGTGCACGTAACATTACCTCTGGTAATCTGTTTGCTAACATGGGTCATTTGCTGGTGATTGCCGAAGCCCCTGCTGATGTTGATGCGGCTATTGTCGCTGATGCTGAAACGGAATCCACTAAATGCTATGAATCCTCTATGAAGTTTGGCGAAGTGGTTTCCTTCACGGGTGGTGCATCCGATTCCCGCACGGTTGATGTGGTTGGTGAAGACTACTTGGGTAATCCCATGAAAGAAACAGTCACGCTGAACAATGCTACGGCTGTGTCTGGCAAGAAAGCCTTTAAGAAAATCTTTAAGGTTACTGCCTCTGCTGCCGGTGCAGTGAAGATGAGTACGACAGGCAAGATTGGTATGCCGTATCAGACTTCTGCCTTGATTAAGGTTACGAAGAATGGTGTGGTTGATACTACTGCTGCTCTGACTGCATTTGCACAGACGCAGACGGCAACGTCTGCTGACCCGCGCGGCATTGTTTCGTTGGCACATTGTTCCACGGGTGATGAAGTGGAAATCATCTACTCTGTTACGGAATACTGCACTAAATCCAACGGCGTTGACGTTAAAGGTGGTTTGTTTGGTGTTAAACCTTTTGCTGGTTAATCATTAAACAGACTGGGTGTAGGCAGGGTTTCCACTTCCTTTCACTGCCTACACCTTTTTTTTATGGAGAACAGTCATGACAACAAAGAATAAGATTATGTTGGACTGTCTGAGACAGTTGTCAATGGTCTATGGTACATCAGTCAATAAGTATGCTGAGGACAAACTGTTTAGTATGATTGATGATGCTTTGGAAGTATGCTTCAAAGAAAGATTCTGGCAAAGGCATATCAAGAAGGTTAAGTTGGAGTTGTCTGACGGCTATCCTGCGAATGTTGACTTTCATAAGGTATGCAGGGAGTTTGAGGACATTCAGACCATACTGAATAATCAGAGTTATCCTAAGGAACTGAGCAAGGCTAACTTCTCAATCATACCTGATACATATACTGGAACCATGCCTATCTATTTCCAGTATGCAGATGCTAATCCTGATAAGGTATTCAGATGTGTGCCTCCTGCCAGCGGGGTCTATGTATGGGTTGTGTTTAGGACATTATGTAAGCCTTCTACCTATGCTAAATGGCTTGCCGGCGATGCTATTCTTGAAGAGGCTGAGAGACAGTTTGAATACTTCCCTGATGATGAAATTCCCTTTGATGCTCTGGCTATTAAGTACAAGACCTGCCACAACTACATGGTGATTAAGGGAGACAATCCTGAGGCAACACAAAACTTTGCCATGTTGTATGCTGAGAGGATTAACCAGTTGACCAAAGAAGAGACTAATGATACACTTGCGTATGAGCATGGACCTATTCAAACCTATCAGCATGGATGGTGGTAATCATGGCTAATGTACAGACAAGACAGTTCGTTGATTTCACCAATGGGTTAAACTATGTTGACCCTGAACTTAACATGGACCCTAAGTATTTAACCATAGCCAAGAACGTTGAGATTGGCTATGATTCCTCTGTTAAGAAACGGAATGGATTTAAACTGGTAGTTAATTGCTTTGGCTACCTAAGAGAAGGTGAGTTCATTCAGCAGGTGTTCTACTTTGCAACGTACTGTTTCTGTTACACCAATAAAGGCAGAGTTCTTAGTGTTGATGATGAAAATAATGTCTTTATTGAATGGGATGAGTTTGATGCAGCATTGGAACAGACTCAGAAAGATGTTCCTGTTGGAGTGTGGAACTATGCAGACAAAAGATGCTTCGGGACTGTTGCTGGTTCCTTGTTTGTCCTGAGTAATGGGTATGATAAGCCGTTACAGATTAACCTTGACCAACAGACCAGAATCTATAAAGAAGGTTCCGTTGTGGTGAGTGGTAATACCATCACTATGACAGGATTAGATTCTGGCTTCGGTGTCGGCACTATCGGCATATTAAAGTCTGATGGAACTTACTACACTGGCAAAGTAAGCAAGATTGAAGGCAATGTAATTACTCTTACTGAGTGGTATACGACTGCGCCTAGTGACGGGACTTATGACAATGTTATGCTTGCTCAGGGCTCTGGTGCAGTAACCTACCTGCATGACCCTGCAACAGGGTCTAATGCCAATGTACCTATCATCTTTAAATGTGTGATGATTAACCACTATCTGTGTGCTATCTGCTTGTACAGAAGACAGTATGATACTGATGGGAGTTATATTGACATTCCTGATACAAGAATTCATTTCTCTGCTAAGGATGCTGCTGGTGTGTGGAAAGGCGATTCTGGATGGGAAGACCAAGGTGGTGCCTATGACATTGACATGGCTAATATCATGCAGATGGAAGGTCAGGAGATTGTAGACATAGATGTTACCCGTGGAGAGTTGTGCGTGTTCACAACATTCGGGTTTGCCTTATGGAAACTGGACATTTATAAAGGCACAGGCTCTACCGAGGAAACTGTAACTGAGGGCGGAAAGACTACTCAGGTTACTACTAATAAAGAACAGCATGTACCTGAACTGGATACTATGGTGGAAAATGCTGGCGCTCTTGTAGTAGGTTCAGTGAGAACAATTTATGATAGTCTGGCATTCCTGAGTCCTAATGGTATTAACTCTGTTAAAAGGAATGTTGTCAGTCAGAACTTTGTCCCCGAATCCCTGAGTTCAAAGGTATTGCCTTATATCACTGAGCGTCTGGACGAGGAGTTAGTTTCTAATGGTGTGTCCACCTTAGTGGATTACAGAAAGTTCCTGTATGGTCTTAGGTTTAATGACAATACTATGTTGATGATGAGTTTCCATCCTAACTTGGGTGGAAACAAGTCCTTCTTTATATGGGACAACATTAGGTATACATCATTCACCAATAACCACTTTGGGAAGATAATCACCACTGATGGCTATGGTGTCATGGTCTATGCTAATGACTCTGAGAAAATTCATAAAGACACATACATCAATCCTTTAACAGGTGCGCCTAGGGCTGAGAACTTTGAAATGGAAATGCAAACACCTTGGCTGGCTTACGGCTCTGGCGGTAATGTCAAGTCGATGGAATACATCTCTGTTGTTAGTGATGGTACTGCTAGGTTTGAACTTGGAACATCAGTGGACTTGATTGATGAAACAGAGGTTGATATTTGTTTGCTCGGTGGTAGCACCAAAGGCTATGGCTCTGGTGCTACACTGCTTGGTCTGATTACGGATGAGGTCTATGAGGGTAATGCAGATGCCAAGGTTATCAAGAACAATGGCAGGTATGTAGGATATGTTATGGCTAATGCAGAACTTGAATCCTATGGAAATGTGTTCAAGAATAATCTCCTCGTGAGAAAGTTGGCTGATGTATACACCAATGAAGAAGTTTACGATACAGATGACAATGACAGATATGGTGGTGGTATTATTGCTTCAAATCTTAATCTGATTGATTTTAATCAGACATTCATGTACAATCGGTTTAGGCTGTATAGCAATGATGACAAACCTTTGAGAATTATCAGGATTGGTGTACAGTACAAGGTTGGAGGTATTAGACGATGAATGACATCGCATCTATCTTGTTTGCAATCTATGGTCAGTGTAAGAACATGCACTATGGCAGTGAAGGCATAGGATACTATGCTGTTCACCTGTTGGCTGATAGGTTGATTAGTGAATTGGACCCTCTTGGAGTGATTGACCACTTACAAGAGGCTACAATGCTCGGCAATGGCAAAGAGGCTCTAAATTGGAATGTTATTGCAAAGCCGAGTTTGATTAAAGGTACTGGTCTCGAAGAAAGTCTTAGACATTTAAAGAAACTGTATGATGTCTTGGAAGACCTTATTTGCGACCAAGACTTTTGCTGTGGAGATGAGGCTTATTGGACAGGAGTTGCCGATAAGGTTAATCTTTGCAGAGGTTTTGTAATTAAGACAATGAAGGAGTAATACCAATGCGTAGGTTTGTAAGAAAGATGACTGATAGCGCCAAAGAAGCGATTTCTAAGGCTGGTAAGTCTGTCAATAAAACATATAAGAAAGCAAGGGACCATTTTGATAAAGAGGTTGATGTCAGTAAATTGAAAGACGAAACTCTTAATGATATGGCAAAGGCTGTTCATAAAGGTAAGATTTATGATGACAAAGGAGTTTTGAAAAGAAAATCCAAACTTCATAGAGCTGCCGAAACGGTAGAGAAACATCCTAAGACAGCAGCACTGGCTGGTCTTGGTGTTGGTGCTGGTATTGTCAGCAGGGATGATGATGAAGATGATATCATGGAAGAAATTAAGCGTAAGATTCGTGATGATGAACCGTTATCTGCTACTGAAAAACGGTTGCTCAGATTGATGGAGGAATAAGATGGCTACTAATGATGGCAAACAGCAACTGGGTTCTGGCGGTGGCGCACAGTATAATCAGTACAATGACGCCATGAAGAAAGTCAATGATGCCGCAAGACAGTTTGAAGGTGAAGGCTTTGGTCAGGTTGGTGGTTCTGGTACTTATAAAGACTGGTATAAAGTAAAGACCAAGATGGGTCATCACAAAATGAAATCGAGAACTGGCTATGAGGTTGGTGGTAACTATGGCGATGACTCGTACAGTAATATCCTGAAAGACTATCAGTATGGTACTGGATACAATTCTGGTGGCACAGGCATGGGCAAGTCTGACTGGGATACCTATGCAAGAAAGGTGTCAACTGGTTATCAAAAAGCCATGGACGAGGCTTCCCAGAAGTTAGGAGATACAGCAAATAACTGGTTATCCAACTATGACTATGGCAATACAGGGTCTAACTTTGGCTCGTTACTGGACCAGCAGAACCAATCTTACTATGGTGATGCCAAGGACAAACTGGACAGAGACCTGAAACGTGGCTACCTTAACTATGCTGGATATCAGACTGCTCTGAATGCTCTAAATGACAATATTGCCAATAACAGAGGTAAGTTGTATGAACAGGGTCAGAACAAGTATGACACATGGAAGAATGACCTTACTCAGATGAGAACTTCTGGCTTTGATTCTGGTGTAGATTCGTTGAGCAATAATGCGCTGAACTACATCAGGAACTACAATGCATTAAAGGGTGGTGACTTGTCTCAGTTGGGTTCTTATCAGAATACCTATGGTCAGATGTCTGATTATGCCAATAGTAATATTGGGGATGATTCCTTCCTGTCAGCGTTGACTGCTAATACCTATGACCCTGATACCTATGTGGCAACTGGTGCAGAGGGACAGGGGTTCTACAATCCCTTCCAGAGAGGTCAGTTCAATACAGGACGTAAGAAGAAATCTTGGGGACTGGATAACATCGGAGAATACTAATGACTAGTGAAGCAAGCAAGCGAGGTTTGAGCGCAGCAGGCAAGGTTGTCAATGATGCTGGATTGCCTGTTGCAACAGGTGTTAAGGTTGGTAGCATTGGCGCAGGCTTTGACGCAGTTAATGCAATGGGCAATCCTACGCTGACTGACATGGCTGTAAGAAATGTTACTGGCAATGGAGGCTCTAATGTGCTGAATACTGCTGGTAACTTTGCACGGTGGATGGGACCTAGCTTGGTTGCTGCTGATTATGCCAAGACAGGTCTCACCAAAGCCATGACGAGAGACCTGTCTGATTGGCGCAACGGTGCATCTACTGGTGCTTCATTGGGTTCGGTAGCAGGACCTCTGGGTACTGTTGCAGGTGCAGTAATTGGTGCTGGTATGGGTCTTACTGGTAAAGCGGCAGGTATCGGCAAGACTAAGTATACAGGCTACAATCCTGTTGAAGGAACTTATCACCAAGGCGGTGATATGACTACTCTTGGCTATAAAGATGAAGGCAAGAAACGGTATGAGTCCTATAATGATGCCATGAACTACCTGAACAACTACAATCAAGTTCAGAATGCTGATTGGGATTTGGTAGGTGATTCCGAGTATGGCAGGATGAGATATGATACCAAGATGGCTAATCCTACTGGGGCAGCCATTGGCTTTGCCTTGGCTGGTCCTATGGGTGGACAAATAGGGGGGCTACTCGGAAAAAAGAACAAGACTACCTATGTTGATACCTATAAAGGTAATCTGAATACTGGATACAATGTATTGGATGACTTCACCACAGGAAAAGACTACGCAGGCAAATGGAATCTGGACACTGGTTGGAATCCTTATCAACAGCAGCAGGATGAGATTTACCAAGGCAGAATGGGCTACCTGACAGGTCAAGAGAAGAATGACTTTGTAAACAGTATCAAGAATAATGTTTCCAATGTTGCTCAATCTGTTGACCAGAGACAGTATGACCAAGCCAAGAACAAACTTGACCAACAACTGGCTCGCGGATACATGGACCAGAGACAGTACAGTAAAGCATTGGCTGCACTGAATGAAAACAGGATTGCCAATCGCCAAGCGTTGGCTGAGATTGGTAATAACCAGTTAAATCAATGGAAGACAGACATTGCTCAGGCTTATGACCAAGCTTTGGATTCTGACTTGACTGATGCTTGGATTAAAAACTATAATGCTTGGAAAGGTGATGACTTATCTGGGTTGTACAGTAAAGCGACTGATGCCGCTAATGCTTATCTGATGAACAATGTTTCTGATGGTTACCTTAGCAGCCTGATGGGTCAGACTAACACCTATAATCCTGACTTGTACACTGCAACAGGAATAGCCAGTGGTGGTGAAGATTCCTTTGGGCAGTGGGATGCAGGCAGACGTAAACGTAAAGCAAACCTTGTGTATGGAGGGGAATGATGGATTGGGCGACAGCAGGTATGATTGGAATACCCGCCATAGCGGGTGGTCTTGCTAGTTATCTAGGAGCAGATGCCAGTAATGAACAAGCAAGGCAACAGGCTAAACAGTATGAAGAAGCCATTGCTTGGTTAAAGGCTCAACAACAACTTCCTACACAGGGATTCTATGGCAGCGCAGGACCTAATGGAGTTACCACAGGTAGCGTGGCTTACGACAATGCAGTCAGGGCTATGACTCAGCAGCAACTGGGTCAACAGTTGGCTGCTGCCAAATTGAATGCTGATAGAGGTAACATGACTGATGCTCAGGCTAGGGCTGCTGCATTTGCTCAACAGGAAGCCATGAATAAAGCAATCAATGATAGAGCAATGAATCAGGCAGCAAGGGCTGCTATCAGACAATCCAGAGGTACGCGTGATATGGGCGCATTGGTTGCGGCAGGTAGACAGAATGCTCTTGCTGGGTCTGATGTTGCCAGAGCCAATAGCATGGGTGTTCAGGCTAATAATAATGCTAACTTCCAAATCAATCCTATGGTTCAGGATGCACAGAGACAAGCCAACAATTACTTGCAGAGACAGCAGGCTTATAATGGCATGATTGCTCAGATGAATGGTTATAAGCCCACAGAAGGAATGTCTAGTGGGAATGCTGCTGCCAGTGGTATTCTTGGTGGATTGACTCAGGGATTGACTAACTATGCTTTGTGGGGAGGTGCGTGATGATAAGGTCTATTACTCAACCTGAAAATGGTACTGTTGAAGAATCCTTTCAGGCTAGGGCTATGCAACCTGTTAGGGACTGGACTAGCAATGAGGGTATTCCCTATATCGCTCAGGTCAATCCTTATGTTGCTGCCGGCATGGGATTTGCCAATCAGATGGCGAATCCCTTTAAGCAGAGATACTTTGAAAACAAGGCTCAGGCTAATAGTGAAGAGGAAGCCCGTAGACTGAACTATGAGTATGCCAGACAGAAACAGCAGGATGACAGACAGAAGAGACTGGATGACATTTCTGAACAACAGAGACAGATTGATAACCTTGTGTCTTTTGAAGCAGAAGACGTCAACATTCCTGCTATGGCTAACTACGAAGAATATATGACACCTGAGGATGCTGCTCAGGCGCGAGCAGCGGAATCCCTTCTGAATCAGGTAAAAGAATATAATGCAGGCACTTTGAAGGGCGTGCGTAATGTTTTGGCTGAAAAGCGCAGCCGCAATCAAGCTAAATCTGTGTTAAATGCTCTTAACCTTAAATACGCTGGCATGGGTGATAAGATTTCCACTAAGGAAGTCTACGACCCCAGAAAAGACAAGAACATTGGATTCATTGAAAAAGTTAAGAGAACAACATCAATGCCTGAGGAACAAGCATTTTCACTTCAAATGCAGGACATTGTTAATAAAGGCTTGTTTGGCGGTAAGCTCGCTGCTGCTTTGATTAAGTTTGGGAGTATTGGCAAGGAGTCCAATAATCAAGCAAAAATCCTCGCTAGAATGAATGAACTGCATAAAGAGTTTGATGGAACAGGTTTCACTGGCAAGGTTGTTACTAAGGACAACCTTGAATTTGAGCCTGCTGGAAATAATCAAGTTCTTGCAAAACAAATTCAGATTAAGAAAATGCTGGATTCTAAGTATTCATTTGTGGTTCAGATGACTTCTCCTCAGGGTACAAAAACAGAAACCTTCTTGGTTACGCCTGATGGAATCCAGAATGTTAGTGATGCCATTGTTACTACTACACAGATGGCTAATCAGGATGCTATGATGAACAGGGCTGCCGACATTAGAGGTGCATTGGGAGGTTAATATGGCTAATCCTTTTAGGAATGCTGTTGCTGGTGGCTTAGACCTGATGGCAATGCCTATTGATATGCTTGGTATGGGAGCAGGTGCTTTAACAGGTACCTACTCCTTTCTTACAGGTGATGGCTTTTGGAATGGCTATGTGGATAATCCATTCACAAGATTCCAACAGAAAACTCATGAAGGAATTACTAATCTGACTGGTGCAGACGAGGACAGTCTGGTTAGGGATTTGGTTGGGGCTGCTGATATTATTATCGGTGAAGGTATTGTTAAAGGTACTGCCAAACAGATGACTAAAAGAGAGGTTGCTAAACAACTGCTCAAAAAGTCAAATAAGGCTTCACAAGAATTAGGTAAGAAAGTTCTTAGTAAGGACTGGGTCAAACCTATGTTAAAGAAGAATCTTACCTATAATAAATTGTTAGCGAACGTTGGTGATTATGCATTAGGTCAGGCTGCGTTTGGCATGTTGACACCTGGTGAAAACAAGAACGACAGGTTCTATCAAGGGGCTGCTGCTCTTACATTAGGTCATAGAGGTTTAAAGAAGTTAAAGGGCTTCAAAACCAAAGGAGATTTGTATCAGCAATCCGCTGGTAAAGAGTTTGCTCAGAAGACAGAGAAGTTCATTGACAAAGACAGAGCCAATGACAGACGAGTCAGTTGGTTTGATGCCCAAGGCGGGTCTGTGGACAAATGGTTGCAAAATGGAACCATCAATCATGAGATGGCTATTAACCTTAAAAAGACCGCTACTGATAAAGCCAATGCTATGCCTGAGATGCAACAGTTGGCTGACATAGTTAAGGCTCGACAGAGCATTGACACTAAACTGTATGACAAGTGGAATAGGTTTGGTGGGTTGAATGCTACAATGGGAGCTCGTGTAGGTGGGCTAAGAAAACTTATTAGTGACATGATTGCTAAGGGAGGCAATCTTGGAGGGTTAGGCTTTGCTGATGTTAAAGATGCAAAACAGTTCCTTGCTCAGTTAGATTCCCAGAAAGACATAGTTGATATGTTTGAGATGTCCAGAAAGCATCTGGACAATGTACGTGGAAACAAAGGTCTTGATGGCATGGCTGACCAGAAAATCATTGATGAGTTCAAGGTTCTTCAAAAGGAACTCGGCGAGACTCATTTCATGAATGCTCAGATGAAGTCCTTGGACAAACAGATTCTGGACATGTACCTTGATGCTGGTATGATTGGAACCAATGACTACAACAGACTGTTAAAGGATGTCAACAGTGGTTTGTATGTGCCTACCAAGTCAGACAATCCTAGGGATTTAAGACAGATTTATAAGTCCTCAAACCCTATGGAGAATAGCCGTAGGGATTTGGCTGATATGGGTTTGGAACATGCTTTCAGAGGCGTGGATGATACGGGCAACATCACAAACATCTATGCCAATAAGATTAAGTCTGAGTTGGAAGCATATCAAAGACAGTTGACTATCAGAGAGAACTTGCCTAGATTGCAGGAGGCTATTAACGGAAGGATTAACAGCCTTGATGAGAGTATTAAGAAACTGAAAGAGTATGGAGAGAATAATGCGGCGGAATCTTTGGCAAATTACAAAAAGGACTTTGGCAAGGTTTATCTGGATGCTTTTAATGATAATGATGTTAAGAAACTTGCCAAAGAAAAAAAGATTCTACCTAAACATGCCTTAGAGAGACTTGAAGAGAAGTATGCAGAAGAAGGTCTGTACAGGCTCGAATCTTATGTAAAGGTTAAGACTAAGAATGGTTTTGAGAGTGTCAAGACTTACTCCTACGTGCCTAAGTCATTCCAGTATATCTTTGAGCAAAGAGCAGTCAATGCTTCAACATTCAACAAGGTTGTTGCTATGACCAATAGGATGTTCACATCTACCATCTCAGGTAAATGGAATCCATTCTTTCTTGCTAAGAGGTTGTGGTATGGTATCAATGAGATTGCTCCTGCGTTAAGAACGGAACTCGCTCAACAGGGAATAAATGTTGGCACATGGGATGTAATGAAGTTGTATTGGTCCTCATTGGAAGATTCACTTAGGCATAACTGGAACCAGACCATGGTAGATGCCATGGATGATGGCACATTCCTTGGTAAGTTGGCTGGTGGAGACAGAATGAAGTATGCAGCCAAGTTGGATGACATCTCTGGTAAGATTGCTGACTACAACATCTCTCGTAATGATGTCATGGGCGAAGTAATGAAGAACGCAGTCAATGCCATTGACATTAGTTTCAACAAAACATCCAAGAATAAGATGATGCAGATGGCTCAACAGGCATATAACTGGGTTGACCAATCCTCGTTGGCGAGAGTCCTCGATATGTTGAAGAATACCATTGATGATGCAACGCCTAGACTTATATTGAAGTCCATTGATGAATATGGCTTAAAAGGTAAGCCTATCCTCAAAAATGGAAAGGTTATGGCTGAGTCTGGTGCAGACAGACAGATTGTTCTTGACATTGCAAAGAAGATGTCTGACACAAGACGCCGTGGTGCTGGTGACACTATGCTTGGTAAGTTCTTTAATGCTATTCAGGATTACATGCCATACGGAGCAACCAGCCTGCAAGGTCTGGTTGGCAAGTTTGAATATCTGCCTAAGGACTTAGTAACCAATAGCAAATACTATCTGGAAAAGGCATACAAAGCCAATAATGAGACTCTCGTTGATACAGGCTTGGATGTTATGGTTAAGGTTGGTCAGAAGATGGCTAACCTTCCTGATGATGTGGTGTTTGATACATTGTGGAAGATGGTGGCTATCCCTGCCACAATCTGTTACATCTGGAACTATGGCAATGAGGATAATGCCAGATACTATAATAGTCTTCAACCGTATGAGAGGTCTAACAAGTTACAGTTGGTAAACTTCTTCGGTAATGGCATTAACCTTAGTGTTCCTATGGACCAAGAATGGTCTATCATTAAGAATGTGTATGATGCTATGCTTGAACGTATGTTTGGGTTGAGTGATACCTATGATAGAGGGAATCCTGCGTTCAGCATGAGAGACCAGTTAATCTGGTCTCTTGGTCAGGACTTCGGGATTGCATTGCCTGTTGCTGGTGAGGCTGCTCTTAATCTTACAGGGTATAAGACTAACCTTGATTTAGGTGCTATGCTTAGTGGTGAGATGCCTATTCAGGAAATCAATAAGCACAGATTCCATACTCTTGATGACGGACTTGCCACAGCCATGATGCAGATGACTGGTAAGTTAGGTAAGATGCTTGTGAACATGGCTGAGGATAGACCTGTAATGGATTATAGGTATGCCATTCCTTTTGTGCAAATCAATCCCAGAAAGAAGATTACGTCTGACACTGTATCGTATCTCAATCAGCAACTGAAACTTAACCCCACGGAAGAGTTAAGGAAATGGGCTAGACAGAGACAGTACATTAAGAATGACATGAACTTCTATGACAGGAATGGCTGTACCAAGGACGGTAGAGTCCTTGGTAGCCGTAAAGAAGTCATGAAGATGTACCAAAGACAGTTGGATGACATAACTCGGCGGGTATATTATAATATTCAGGAGTCAGCCTATCCGGTTCAAGAACCAGTTGGTCAAACTCAGTCTGTAAATGACGGTATGTCTCCTCAGATGCAGGAATTAAGTGAGCCACTAGCCAATCAATAGAGGTCTTACGTTTCCATTGACGGTTATCCAGATGGATTCTAGTTGCTAACTGATTGAGGATGTCATGTAAGAATCCTTTCTCTAATGCCCTATGAATCATGTCCAACGCGTCTGACTGTTTGCGCTGAATCTTATCTAAAACAAAACACAGAAGATAGTCTGTATCTTCTGTGTCTACTGTTACTGGTCTGTGTGTCCATGCATAGATGTATATGTCCTTAATATCCATTCTTCATCCTTTGTGCTAAAAGAGAGCATCTGTTAGGTACTTGTTTAAACCATTGGGAATTTAGCATTTCTTTAGAGGCTCTATCATAGTCCATGTCCTTTAAGGCTTCAAACATCTTTCTGAACTTGGTCATGCCATCAAAGCCCAAGTTGTATGCCATATCTGTTAGAACATCTTTCCTGAATGAATCCAGACTAATGTCATTGTTATGTAGGTAGGACACAATCCTCTTTCTGAGTTTGGATAGTTTAAGTTCCAAAACCAGTTCGGCTTCATCTTCGTCAAGCGAAGTGAAGCCATATCCAAATGTAGGAACTCCTAAGATGTCCTTGTAGACGGTCTTAGAGAATCCTTCCTCAGTCTTTATCCAGTTCATTAACATGGTTCATAGCAACCTTTTCTTTGAAGCATACCCTGTCAGTATACTCTGACTTCTTGCCGATGTTAAAGTTAGAGACAGGTCTGAAATATCCCATGACACGTGTCCAAACCTCGCAGGGTTGGCGTTCAGAGTCATCTAATGTAATCTCTTCCATCATTTGTTGTCCTTAGGTTTGATAATGGAAAAGTAACTGATAAAGGTGATGACCTTATTAAGCATTGCATCATCTTTCTGAGTAGGTGTCAACTTAACCACCACAGAACAGAAGGTAATCAGGGCAGTGAATGCAATACACAGTTCATCATAATGTTCTTTGATAAAATCTAACATATTAACCTCCAAGTTTACCATGAGACTTAATCAGGTAGTAGAGACGACATGACACATACACAAGACCAATCAGACCTGTGACGGTAGCAACAATAACATTGAATTCTTCAAGATGTGTCATCCATACAGGTGCTGTCATGGCACCTCCTCCCACGATTGGTATATCCGCTACCTGTTTAAGTCTGTTCATTATTGTTCTCCGACTGGCTTCTGACATAATAGCACACCTCCTTTTAAAAGAAAAGTGGGAATTTATCATTACTTATCTGAATCGGTTGCCTCGTTTCCTTTTAAAGTGTTTTGTTTTAACTCCTCATAATCCCTCGGTCTCCTTGTTGTCAAGTAAGCAAGCGGAGCGTGGTATTCGTCAATGTTTTTCAATGCTTCTACCGCATCAAACAAGTTGTCAAATTCTTGAAGTATATCCCTTTTGCTGTTCCCTCTGTCTTTCGGATTCAGCGTTCGCAAATAATAGGTCATTTTTCATTTCCTTTCAAATTCTACATTGAACAAGTCGTCTAATGGCTTAGTCATCATAGCAAAAGCGTCTTCTGTGTTATCTGTTACATCAATGGAAGTTCCATCGTCTTTCTTGATAATGAATTTCCATTGGTCCAATACGTTGAATATATCGGCGTACAACTTAAACGCTTGAAGATATGCCGGTGACATTGTATTACAGACACTACATTCAACACAATCCTTTCTGGCTTTTTCAATCTGTTCCTGATAAGAAAGATTGCATTCCTCAGTATCAGCTCCATTGAGAGTTTTGCTTGATTCGTGTATGAAAACTGTTTTCATAATACACACTACCTTTCTTTTATGTTTATACTTTTTTATTCAGGAAGAGGTTCAACCACGTTCCATACATTTAATACAATCCCTTTCGACTACTTTGCGCGTTAATCTGGGAAAGATAGATAGAGGTCAGTCTACGATAGAAAGACTATATCCATTCAGGTTCACCGCGTAGTCTCTTGGCAGTAGGTGTGGCTAATGTAGCACCAACAACTGCACCGGGCAACCTACCAACCATCATACCCAAGATAGCATCTAACGCTTCCTTCTTAGATTTAGAGTCTGCCAATTTATTAGCGTAAGCCATTGCTCCAAAGGCATTGGCTGTATTTCCAAAGCGAGCCATGTTCTTTAACTTATTAGCCTGTGTTGTCAACTGAGCAATCTGCTCAGGAGTTGCCCCTAAACGAGGGGGCAACATTTAACACTTGTTGTACCTGAGCTTGTCTTTCCAATAAAGGCTGAAATTGCGATGCTGAGGAAACAGCGTCAGAAAAAGTTTTAGCCTTTGCCCAAAGTCCGAGTTTAGGATTTTCTGGTTCCATGTTAGGTCTCCTTATATTCTATTTAGGTTAGATTCAAGTGATGTAGCCATTTGTGAGATGGAAACTGAATTTTCAAGTTTTGCCAGTGAATGTTCGTTATTTATTGCGCCCCAAATGCCATCCGGTCCATAGAAAAGATTTATCATATCTGACGACGAAGTTCCCGTTATAGCCCCAAGCATTCCTGTAATCTCACCAGAGAAGGAGAAGTATTTGCTTGTATAGTACGAGCCGTAAACATCCACTACTTCATTGGATGAAACTACAAGCTCGACATTTGTCGAATTTGTAGAAAATGACGCTATTCCAAACATGAAATTGCTTGTTCTAGTATAAGAATGAGATAGTGTTAAGGATGAACTTTCTCCTAACGTAGAGGTATCAAAAGCAAAACGTCTGGTTGTAGACATAAGCAAAACTTTTGCTGAATTTGCGGCAGCAGGATTGATTCCAATGAGTTTTTCAGAAAAAACTTTACTCTTCCATGTTAATGCATCAGAAGACCAAAACAGTTCAGCAGTAGAGTCTGTGTTGAAACTCAGTATATGGAATCTTCCACTAAAAGTAACAAGTTTAAGATTTGTGTTATTGGAATACCCATATACAGGAGCAAGCACAGAGATTGTTCTTCCCGTCCAAGTGACGCCGTCTGTTGATGTTATCAATGTATAAAGGTCTCTTCCTTCAACGCCATTTAGACATGCAAATGTTCCGTTTGTATACACTACCCCATACGGATAACAGAAGTTTGTTTGTGTATCTGATGAATATGAACATTTAGTCCAAGACAACCCGTCTGTTGAACACCAGATGGAATTATTAAGCGTCATTACATACTTTCCATTACCGTATGCAACAGACACTCCTTGCCAATTTCCTCCTATGTAAAATGGAAGTGGCATATTTCTCCAATTTACACCGTCGTCTGAGACATAATAGAAACTTGATGTATAATACGGCATACCAACAAAATTAACTGACTTGCCTGGCTTTCGGTAGAACACAGGAGCATAACCCCAAGAGGAGTTTCTGTATCCAAACAAAATGTCAGTAATGAGTTTCTCATTTTTTGTCGATTTACACATTCCATTTCTAGTAAAAATCTCCGTCTCATTCAATTTAAATCCAACTCCCGTTGGAATGAGAGAACGACCAAGTTCAATTTGCTGATATAGGGGAGGACCATCAAGAGCAATAGAATTTTCTCCTGAAATGGTAAAAGTCCACGACTCGTTACCATTTGAATCTGTTAGTTTTTTAAAAAGAAAATAGCATTTTCCTTCTGTAATATATGTTGATGTTATCGAACCTTTTGAGGAATCAAAGCATTCAAATGTTAATTGGAACCCCTCTGATGAGACAGATGTAACTGTTGCTTTTCCAAACTCGGAAAGCATAAACAAGGTTGAATTTAAAGCTGGACTCCCATCTATGAAGAACGTAAACTGATAATATACAGTAGAACCATTGGTATTTACTTTCAATGGAAAAGCAACGTAAGCAATATCATTTAGACCTCGCACAACTCCGTTATTATCAATACTCATATACTTTGCGTCGATAAGTATAAAATGCGCATTTACAGTCTTGATTGCAGTCACGTTTTTAGTAACACCGAACCAGTCTTTGCATACAATTCCGCTCATGTTATTACTCCGTCACGAAATACAGAACATCAGGTATTATTGTCTGAGGAAGTTCGGTTGCGATTACAATAGCAGATGCGTCCATCTTTGAGCTTAAATTATTCAATACCTGTGTACAAGTTGCCAAAGCCTCATCACTCGCTCCATTTGCAATCTGAACCATAGCACGATAACGCACACTGTCAGGACGGACTTTTGCGGCATTCTGGTAAACGTTGCCGGTGAAAACTCCCGACGACTGACCTGCCCAACCTGTCGGGGATGTTACCGCGCCTATCACAGCCGAGCCGTAACCGCCAGTATTCGTATATTTACTTGCGAAAGTGTCTGCTGTTAAGTTTGACGCACCATCTGATGATGTTGTTCCGTCGGTAACAAACACATAATGCTGATGATTCGGCAAAGTCTCTGAAATAAACTCACCCGCGTTCGCCGCTGTACCCGCTTCAATGTAAACGTCGTTTAACTTTGGTACTTTAAAAAACGTCGCGTCAGCTCCGTCCCAACCAAAACAACGGCATGACCCGTTTGTTGCAACACATTGGTTAAATTCCGTTATGCTTATATACGGCAGTTTGCCAGCCGCTAACAGCGCAGGTACGCTGTCAGTTCCAGTGAAGTTAGCAGAAGTGTATTGCCCACCATTACATTCCACTGCGCCAGCAAGATTCGTGTCTGTTCTTGCTGTATAAAAGATGTCACCAATGTTTCGCCTGCCTTTGCCAAGTTCAGCCTGTCCAGTCTCACTCAGGTTAGACAGGTCAGTGTTAGCACCACTAGCATGAGATTCCAGATAATCCTTAGTAATGATTGCATTATTGGGTGCTGTATCAGGCGTGCTAGGCGCAATACCATAAGCACCTGTGGTTCCTGATTGAGGAACCACAACACCTACTGTTGCCTGATAGGAGTCAGAATTCTTAGCCATAACAGAGGTGTGAATACCATCAGTAGATATACTGTTTTCCAAGTGACCCATATCCTTACCATTAACATCAAGGAACCCAAAGGCGTTATTGGCAGTGTAGGATTCAGCCGTGGTTGTAATGTCAATGCTAGTGGACTTGCGCTGTTGTTCAGCGGTAAATACCTTAGACACAGGGATGGTCTGCACTGTATCTGTTGTCATCATGTTATCAACAGATTGAATATTAACAACAGTGGAAGGCATGACCAACACCTTAACATTGGTGTCAGTAATGGAATACCTTGCCATGAAGACCCATCTCCAACCAATGTTAGCATCATACCTGCATATCTGTTTCATATCTCCATAGGTCATAGGTGTAGACGCATCAGCGTGTTTGACATTGAGAATCTGGATTGTGTCATCTCCATTAGAGATGACCATCTGAGTGTTATCAGGCAAAGTACCAGCAGCAGAAAATAACAGGTCAATCTCATAGTCATAACCTGATTTGAGAGAGTATGTGGACTGGTCAGGAACAAAGGTAAGAACACCTCCGGACAAAGTACCATTAAATCCTAATTGCTGACCCTTGCCTACATTATCAGCAACAACCTGAGATACTTTCAAAGGCGTCATGATTTTAGTGTCATCAGTTCCAGCAGAGGCTTCCTCAGAGGTGGCAATCTTAGCGATACCTGCTATTGTTTCAGAAGCGTTGTTAATGTTGGAGAATGACTGAGCCAGTTCAGCCCAGCCCTTAGCGGAGTGAACACCACCTAATGCTCCAACCTCAGCGTCAGACCCTTCACTCCATGTTTGAGCATTAGAGGCATACGTCTGAGCATTGGCTTCTGATTGGTCAATGTTGGCAAGAGAGGCATCAATCAGAGCCTGTTTTTCGGAGGCATTCTGGTTAAATGCAGATACCTTAGCAGAAGCATTTTCATCAAATTCTGCGGTCTTAGTTTCTACATGAGAATCAAAAGAGGTTGTTTTATCTGTCACATGGGAATCGAAAGTAGTAACCAAAGCTTCTGCATTACTTGCGCTTGTAGCGGCATTAGTTTCAGATTGGGCTGCCGCTTCTGCACTAGCCTCAGCAGCCATAGCAGAACCATCAGCGTTGGCTTTCGATGTTGCAGCAGCTTGTTCACTCACCAGAGCGGCAGCAGCACTAGCAGCGGCTGCCGTGGCTTGCTCCTGAGAATCAACACTCTTAGTGCCTGCTAATTCAGCATAGTATTTGGCATTATTGGTCTCGGTACCTTCACCGCCAATAGCATACGCCTTGGCAGAATAATCAGGGTTAGTTTCACCTGAAATAACAGGACCATCAATCTTGGTTGCCCATTGTTGAGCCATAGCAATACCATCCCAACTTTGATAGTAGTCAGGATGTAATGCATAGAACTCTGCAAAGGTACTGGTAGCATCTGTTGTGTGAGTAACCTTGACCGTATACAAGGTGCTATCTTGCTGAATGACTACATAAGAATCAGCATCATATTTGGTATTGTTCTTCCAAATACCTTGGAAGTTATACACCTTCAAGATAGACCCTAGAATGGCATCTAATACATCAAGGTTGTCATATTCATAGTCATGCCATGTATCAGAGTCAAACTGAGGTTTAATGAGTTTGTAGTTCTTAGTGTAGCCGTATACAGCCATATTAGTCTCTCCTGCACATTACCATTGCAATAGCAAATCCTGCAAATGATAGTACAGCAAGAGCAGGCAATATGCAAGCCAAAACTAAGGTGGCTGTAATGCAACCACCGAACAACAGGGTTTTAAGAGTCTTCATGAGATAATATCCTCCAATGTAATAGAAGAACAATCCACACCGTTCTTTACATAGTAGATGCGTCTACCTCTGCGTTCACGGTATGAGAACTTACCTCTTCTAAGGCAGGTCTCTAATGTTTCCTTAGGCTTGATGTTAATGTTATGTTTGATACACCATGCACTAAGGTTGGAGTTGGAGATTGCTCCAACTCCGTTCAGTTTATTTACAACCTTTTCCTTAGCGCGTATAGTCTGTACAACAGTTCCGTTACCATTGCTGTCTCCAACACACGCCTCGGCGATGGCTTCTTTCCGTATAAGACCAGTTGAAGCCAAGTTATCAATAAAATGCATAAGATGCGTTTCAGTTTCATTCATGGTTACTTTCCTTGGTTGAATAGTTGGTATACCTCATCAGGACTCACAGTAGTCCAACCTTCTAGGTTGTCCTCTGTTACAACACAACAGTGATTAACCAAAAAGGGATGAGGACAGTCACAGTGGAAGTAGTGCAAGGTAGGCTCTATGCCATTGTTGTAGCGGTAGACAGACAACTCAGCAGAGTCATATCTCCTATCCATTGCCATTACTTCCAAAGGACTGCTTGCATAGGACTTCATATACAGTACCTTATGTGGCTTCCTCGGTAACTGTATATGCAATCCTTCAAGACCATGGACAGTAATCAAGGGTTTTGAACCTCGTACTTGGTCTTGCAGTAAAGGTAGGTCTCTTGGGTCTATCTTAGAGATGCTGTCCTTTAACTGTTTCTTAGTTAATCCTCTAAGGTCAGGATACTTGTCAAACAACTCTGAGACCTCACCCAAGTCAGTATGTAGCATGGTGTAATAGACCTGATTGAGTGTTTGCATAGGCAACAGAGTCATCTTATGAGCAAGCATCCATGTATAGACTGAATCCTTGCAGCAATACTTAACCAGTTGGTTAAAGTCCTCATGAAGATTGGCTTCTTGGAGTTCCTGCTTATATGCAGGCACTCCAAGGTACACACCAGAGAGGTATCTGAGCGAACGGTACTCAACATCCCTGTTGAACCAGATAGTATCCGCATACAACGGGAAATAGGGTATCTTTAACTTATCACAGACTATCTTCATGTCATGGATACCATAGTGGGCTATCCATAATTTGGGTGAGGTAAAGAGGTCAGTGAGCAGTGCTCGCAACTGCTTATCTGACCTCAGTCCTCGGCAATCTACATAGTAAGACTGGACTCCATCATAGAAAGAGATGCATCTGATTCCTGATGAACCACCTGTTTCTATGTCAAATGAGACAGTATTACCTAATTGAGAAACAGAAGTCAGCAGAGCGGGGTCTGCGTGAGGTATCTGCTGAGGCTTATTATTCTCAATCATGTAGAATGCTTTTGCTCTGCCTTGTCTTTCACAGATGGACGAGTAACGGTAGTTGGCTCTGTATGTAACCCCATCAATCGTAGTAGTACAGCCCACAACATGCTCTAAGGGTTGTCCAAAAACAGCATTGACAACATCGTTACCATAGAGCATAACCTCAGTGGCATTGCCAATGATGTCTTTGATGGGACATTTCATGTCCCAGTAGGCGTAGTCCTTGTCAGAGAACTCCACTGTACTTTTCACTTTCAGCATACAGCACCTTCCTTAGTTTGGGCTCATCCTTCTTAGTAAATGAGATGTCGCCATTTTCAAGTAACATTCTCACATACCTTTTATCCTTAGCCAAGACTTCGATTATGGATTGTCCTTTGTACTTGCCAAACTTGAACACATAACCCAGCCCAACCTTACGTGTGGGCGTAGTCTCAAATGAGAATGGCGCAGAGCCACAATCTCTTACAAATCTATCATAAAGCGACATTCTGCAATCCTCTTTGTAGTGTCCATTTATCATACAGGACAACCAAGTTTTCTTTCGAGCGTGTAACACCAGTATAAATATTGCTACGGTCGATAACAGGCAAAGCCGTTTTTCCAACGATGTAAACAACATCCTGATATTCTCCACCCTGACTTTTGTGTGTTGTAATACAGTAGGCAGGCTTGACACATCTGAGAAGGTCAATGGATTGCTTCCCAAACTCAATGTATCTGGGAACAACCATTCTGTCAAAAGCAATCTCAGAGTCAGTGCAGTGGTCATAGAACATGATATTGCCATTGTAAAAGAATGGCGTGTTCATGGTTACAATGACCTTATCACCCCTGATTAGACCTGCTTCGTCAGGTCTACCATCAGGGAACCTATGGAGTTGACACATCTTATTGATGTAATCACATCCTGTCTTACCTCTGTATACAGGACTAATGATTTGAGCATCTAGTCCGTAATACTTCTCATTGCCACACAGTTTGTTGATGATAAACTCATCAGTTACTCCGTCCAGTCTGTACAGCATCCTGTTGGTCATAACCTTTGTTGAGTTACCTTCAAGGACATCATCACTCAACTGAGAAAGGTCAGCCTGTTTGCCAAACCTGTACCTTGTAGTCAGTTCTACCTTAGGGTAATGTTTTAGACACAGTTTGAACGCAGATGTCTGAGGAGTTTCTTCAATGGGATTTAACTGATGAGGGTCTCCTACCAAGACCAATCTGGTCTTGTCAGGTAATGCTTTCAACAGATTATCCCAAACTTCTCTGGCAATCATTGAGGCTTCATCAATGATGATTGTATCATATCCATGTATTTGGTTTCTGGCAGTGTATTTGGGACGGTATGAATTGCCATAGTCATTGGAGAAGTATTCAAGGAACTTATGGATAGTCATACCTTTCCCAATCTTTTGCCGCAGAAGGTCTGCGGCTCTGCCTGTTGGTGACAAGACTTCAAACCCTGAACTCAGTCTGTTGCATATCTCGGCAATGACTGTGGATTTGCCTGTACCTGCTGCACCTGTAATGGAGAAGATGAACTCATTTGAAAGCGCACCTTCAATTGCTTTAATCTGCACCTCATTTAAGTCCATCTTAATCTCCTATTAAACATACAAGTCGTCGTGGGTCAGTGTGTACATCTTGTGGTTTACCATGTATTCGGGGTCCTGTAACTTAGCCAGAACACTGTCCAAGTCGGCGAAGATTTCCAACTTATCATTCATGATAACCTTATCACCATCCTTAGTGAATCCTGCAAAAGCATAGACTTTGGACGGGAGTTTGCGAATTGTTTTCTTAACGGTATCAGCCATAGTAGTAATTCCTTTCAAATTAGAGTAAATGGTGCCCTCAGGATGAGTCGAACATCCAATGACTGATTACAAGGCAGTTGTTATACCATTTAACTATAAGGGCATTAGGGTGGGGTATGCGTTTAACACGGGAGTATGAGTTGAGACGAATGCACACCCCATAAGGTGCTGGTTTTTATCAGGAACCAGCAAACCTGTTTGATTAGAACGGAATGTCAGACGAAGTAACATCAGCCAACGAGTCAGCGATGTATTTGTCAACAACCATCTTATCACCGAAATCATCCGATTTGGGTTTCGCAATGATTTCAACCGACTTGCCAATCAGACCAGCCAGTCCAGCAGCGTCCTTAACGCCCGTTGCTTTCAGGAACTGGTTCTTATGACGTTGGCACATATCGGCTTCGGAGTCAACAACGAAGTCATACAGTTTAACAGGGTTGTTGAACTTCTGCTCAACCATAGACGGGTCCGTAGTCGGGATTGTCAATTCCAGTTTGAGCATTGCCGCTCCCGATTTAGATTGAGCCTGTTCACATTTGATAATGTTGGCACGGTATTTACCACGTTTGGGCAAAGCGGAGTCAGAAACATTAGCGTTAATATCAAAAATAGACATGGTTTGTTATCCTTTCATTATGTCTTCAAGAACTTGGTTGGTTACCTTACCATTTGCTCGCCAAGCATCAAGCAAATGACTCATGTTCAGATTGTCTGCTTGCACAAACTGAACATCCTTCGCAAACATCCTTGACTTGATAGGACGTGCATTAGCGCGCGGTTGAACGACCAAGGTACGTTCACCAGATTGTGACGGAGCAAGCATCCAACATTCATCACAATGTCTTGCAATCTCAATAGGAATGTCTCCTGACAACTGGACTGAATGATACATTAAGCCTGTATTCGGGTCCTTGTCAAGTTCTCCTTCATGACCAATGATGACACAATTTACATCATGCTTATTGCACCAGTTAATCATGTTGAACACTGCTTCCTTAGTAGCCACAGAGCGTACACCATAGCCAGCAAAGCCAGGTCTTTCAATGGTTACCTTTTCCTTTTCGGTGGCGTTGGCATATTCAACACCATACTGTAATGCCAGTTTAAAGAAGGAACTGATACTATCCATGACCAATGTCTTAAACTTACATTGGGCATACAGTTCCTCTAAGCCAAAGGGATTTCTGGGATTCTTGTATGCATTAGCGACTTCCTTATAGTCCCCTTCATCATACGGAACCTCAGGTAAATCCTCTTTCTTGATTGTACCATTGACCAACAAGTCATTAACGCCGTTCAAGGCATTAGCGTCAAAGGTCAGGTACAAACAGGGCTTAGGCATGGATGCTGTCAAGTAAGTCTTGCCAGCGCCTTCCCTTCCCCACAGAAAGATATTCACATTGGCATTCTCTGGTTCATGATACTTAATTGTCTTCATATAAACACCTCTCTTTTAACATACAGTCATGCCATGAACACCATTCAGTGTTCTTAACATCTCTGTCTTGGTTTTCTCTTACGAAGTTCACCCACTTGGTGAACTCATCCACATCCTTTGGAGTGATGAACCTGCTTGCAGAACAGTAAGATGTCATGTCCTTTGTGTTAAAGAACTGATACCTGATGGCATCAGTTCCAACACCCAAAGCATATCCTACTGCCTGCATGCTGTTCTTCTTACTGGTAAAGAACTTATCAAAGTATCTTGATGTGGTCTTATTCTCAATCACCAAGGTTTGACCATCCAGTTTGAATACTGCATCAATGTACCCATGATAGTCAAGTTCTTCAATGATGAAATGTTTCTGAACGTCTACTACCTCAAATCCACTTCGCAGAAAGTCAATATACCAACTCTTTACGAACTCAGGCACATCAAACATCCGACAGATGTCATTATTATCAGCAATCTTCATAAGCATATCGCTGATACCAAGTTCAACTGCCCTCTTCATTTTGAAGTCAGTATCCTTAATATGTTTGACCATTAACACATTCAATAGATTATCCACGTTAGCCCCTAATTGCATAGCGGTTGTGGTGTATCCTTGAATGTCATCTCTGTTCTGAAACAGGTAAGGGCACTTATAGAAGTCAGCGCAACTACTGTAACTTAACATGACATACCTCCTTCCAGATGTAGTTCATACGAGCAATCTTATTGGATACCGACTGAGGCGTGAGCGCCTGCTCACTCTCAGTCAACCTTATGGGTTCATACAAGAAACAGAACTCACTCGGTAAATTCCTTGCGCAACTTGTCAAGGTCAACATCATCAAGAGCATCAGCAGCCTTCTTAATTTTGTCAGCATTAACATAGTCCTCCAATTTGGTTGAGATTTCATTGCGCTGTTGAATGATTCTTTCAATCTTTCTACCAGCAAGATATGAGGCAATGCTAATTGCCACTCCTGTTAATAGTTTCTGCAACATCTTGTTCTATTCCTTTCACAATCTTGCCAAGTTTCCATCCTTCATCATGCCCATAGATTAAGGCATACCTTACTCTTAACCTACATCCTCTGAAATCAATGTCATCAGTCTGTGTTCGGTGCATGGTGATATGTCCCGTCAGGCTGTTTGACCCAGATTCTCTTCTTGTTTTTCTCAAATTTAGCATGCAATTCCTTGTACAGTCTGGGCAAATCCTTGTTGCAAGTGCAAAAAGTGATAGTCAGCATTGCTTTGCCAACAGGGTCATTGAACCTGTATACCAAAGCGGCAAGAACAAACAGGACATCAGCCATTTCCTTATACCATTCATCTTGGTTTTGGACTTCAAGAACCTCATTTAATTCCTCACCAAGTTTGATGTTTTGGGCTTTCAGTGTAGTATCAAAAGTTTTCTCATGCCATTCGGCAATCTCTCTCATCAATTCTTCCATAGCAATTCATCCAAGCAAGTACCATCAATCTTTCTATGTCCTACAACAGTCATGGTAGAACACACTTTCTTTAATCCATCGAAGAATGCATTGATGGTTTTACATTTCTTCAATGAATGATTGCCTTTTCTGTATCTGACTCCATTCAGAATTACATCGTTGTCAATGTAGAATGATTCCTTATCATAGTCAAATTCACATGCCACATTCTCTTCGGGAAGGTGGGCAGTATGCAATTCCCAAACATAATACTCGTCTTTCTTATGTTTGGCAATGAAGGACTCAATAGTATCCTCCAAAAAGGTCTTGTTCGGAATCTTTTTCGTAACTATTAATGTACGAGCCATAATTGTAACTCCTTTTGCGTTTGTATGTCGAAACAGGACACGGATAGTGGACAAAGTTGTCTAATGTGTTGATGACTAAATCCTTAACAAGAGACAGTTCCTCAAAGTCAGTTTCCTCTCTTTCAGCGTGAGGATTGTAGTATCCTACACCGATGTTTACTGATTCACAGTATTCACACAGGACATTAGTATCAGATACTGAACCAGAACCTACTTTGAAGCAATCCTCCTCGCTTATGACTCTGTTCCAGTAGTTGCACAAGTCCTGAGCCAGTGTACAGCAATAGTCTTTGGATGAGCCTTTATCGAGTATTTCGCCGAAGCCTCTCCTATCTAATACCAAGGCAATCATGTCCTGATGTATCTTCTCATCAAGAATCTTTTTCATTGAATTGATGCCAACACAGCCTACTTCCTCACCATAGGAAATGATGAAGTCAGTATCAGGTTCATTCTCTAATGCTTTGAGGATAATCCAAATACCATTCTTGTCATCTGCTCCAAGAGAGGTCTGTTCATAGTCCTTGTTATAACCTTTAATGACATTACCATCCTTATAGAAATGAACGGCTTGACCATTGGTTTCAATTTGGTCCATGTGGGCTGACAGGACAACCTTGTTGCCTGTCAACCTGTAAATGTTAAGCCCATCAGTCTCATACTTGACCTCATGCTCATCAAGCCAAGCACATAACCAATCATGCATTTCTGCTTCATTGGGATGGACTGATTCAATGTTATACAGTTTGATTAAGTCCTTCATTTGAATTTCGGCTCCTCCCTAGCATAAAACGGTTGAAACGTAACCTTATTTCTGTTGACGATTCTTAACAGAATACATTCAACTTGCGGATGTTTCTCTTGACATTCTGTCAATGCTTTCTTTAAGTCGTTTATGTTTTTGACGTTACAACTTTCGTAGACGCAATTTGCTCTATACCAGTAATTGTAGTCTGCACTTGCCGAAGCATGACTTGCATCAACAAGATATAGCCCACAAAATTTTGCATCGACCTGATATCCAAAAATAGCCATGCTCTTAACAGGTCTGTCAATGTACTTAGCAGCCCAATGTTCAGACCCTTCTGTTGGAAGTTTGGTCTTAGGACACACCTGAACATAACAGAAATTGTTGTGCACTGTTGTAATGATACCTTCTTTCCATCTAAGGTCAGGATTATAGAAGATTCTTGATACAGACTCTTTAATTTCTGCTCTATTACTAATGTCTGTTGTAAAACGTCTCTCACCGTCTCCAAAACAGAAATCGCCTTCATAAGTCAGACTATCCAGATAAGTTCTGTATTTTTCGACAATATCAGTGAAGTCATCGACGTTCATGTCAATGGAGCACTTCCTTTTGCTGAACTCAGGATACATCTCTTCAAGCAACTGATTCATGTAGATAACACTTCCAGGTCTACCATATCTTTTGTCAAAAGCCAGTTTATCACCGCTTTTGTATGCCCAGCTTCTTACTTGAATGTTAGGCAGTTTGAACTTATGGTTCATGATGGAGTATTCATTCAGTGTGCATTTAGACCAATACATCATGAAATGCCAAGGCTGAGTAGCAAGCATAGGCATTGCCTGAATGCCCCAATAATCAGATTCAAGACTGAAACAGGACTGGTATCCATTGCCCGTAGAAGCCCAAATGTAGTCATAGGGATTCTTTGACAGAACAAGGCACATATTATCATCCCAAGGCAAGTACAGTCTGTTGTCTCGGAATTCGCCCTTATACAGCAGGGTCTCAGGAAAGTCTTCCATGTGGTCTTCATGATAGTATTTAACAACAGTTCCGATGTCATTGTTGTCATACAAAAGAGTGCTCAACAAATGAACCAGTTCACATTCTCTGTCTGAATCATTGAACAGAGGTGATTCGCTAATGTGAGACATAAACTGATTGCCTTTTTGTCTCTGTTCATCAATAGTCTTCTGTTTAAATTCATCATCAATCAGAAGCATCACTTCAAATGCAAATTCAGTAGTGTATTCCTTTTTGATGAACTCGATTAAGTCTCTTTTTGTCAATGTAATAATGTCAGTAGGAACTCTGTTGAGAGACCTTGCATTGCCACTGGCACACATTGAAAGCCATGCATCCTTAATGTTGCCAAATTCCTTTTCAAGAACACTAATCAATGCGGGTTCAGGATTCATATACAGAACCATGCAGTTCTTATTGAATCGAGTAACAGGGCATTTATTTTCGATGTCAAAATAATCACCATTGGATATAAATGATTCCCTTAGACCACGTTCCTTTGCTCTTTCATCGAACTTTTTATCTACATACGTTCTGAGTACACCTCTTAATTCACTCATGACAAACTCCCTTTTAAAGTAAGTTGACCCCTCCGAAGAGGGGTCATTTGTTTAGATGTCGAATCTGGTTCCTTTGCGTGTCTGACCATTGATGGTAGGACCTTTGAATTTACGTCCATCATCAGTTACTGCATGACAGAAGGCTACACCCTCATCGTCAGTACCGTAATAGTCAACGGTTCCAACCAGAGCTTCAACCGTACCATCTGCCTTACAGTTGATGATGTTCACTCTTTGACCAATAGCAAAGTCTCCAACAGGAGTCAGAGGCAATTCAGGTTCGTCACCCGTCTCAACGGGATAATCGTTCCCCTGAATCATATTGTATCTGCCTTCCAAACCTGCTTCTTCCATCAAATCATTGGCGACAGCGACCAAACGATTAGCAATACTAGCAATACTCATTTGCTTTTCCTTTCAGTTAATTGTTACATCCTCTTCCTTATCCGTTAGCCCAGCGAGGATAGTCTGGGCTAAATCAGGATGCTGTGTTGCGATGTGGCGAAATGCATTAACCACCTCATTCGCACTAGCATCTATGTCAAGGGAAATTTTTACAAGTTGACCTTCTTCTTTGAAGTTAATATGAAACTTACTCATTTACTTTCCATCCTTCTTCTGAAACCTCGACCTTGTCCCAATCAGGTTTGTACCCAAGGTCATACTCGATAACGTATTTCAAAAACCTGATATATACCAACTGACCTTTCATCTTAATTACTTGGTCATCAGAACATTCACTTAATTTCATTGGTTATTCCTTTTGTAATCAGTCCACCATGAGGCAGACTTTCTATGAACACACAGAATTTGCGCCATTGACTCAATTCATGGCATTTCCTTTGTGCATAGATGTTCCTGAGACATTTAGCATTGACATTCACCATTCTTGTTTGCAGATACCCATCAGGCAAGTTGGAGATGATGTCTTGTTTCAATACAGAACATTGTTTATCTCCATCTTTCAACGCCTCATTGTAAATCACAATAAGTTCATTGAGTCTGTTAATGGTTTCCAAAAACACAAGTCCTTCAAAGTCAGTTATGTGAAGTCCTCGTTTCCATGACTTATGCATGGTAGATTCAGACGACTTGGAAACACCTACCCTGTATGTGTCAAACTGCTTCCACCAGAACAGCGGGGCTTGAATCAGAATCCAATACTGAATCTGTTCCAAGAACTTATTATGTCCTCCGTCTTTACCTGCAAGTGTATCAGCAATCCTACCCATATCTTCCTTGCTTGCTTTGAAGTTATCAAAGGATGTTTTGCCAAAGGACAGCATTGCTCCAAGCAATGCCTCTTCATAACCAGAACATCTCAACAGTTTCTGTTGCATTTCAATGTCTCCAATCGTTTCATGCCCTTCCATAAGGCATCATAGTGAGCAATCAATCTTGCTCTCTTATAAGAATCAATGCTCCTCATTCCTGAGGAACCCTCCTTGGTAATGTAGTAGAAGTTCTTACCTGTTACTCTTGTAACCAAGAATGTCATGCTTGAACCTGAGTAATAGAACACATAGACGTCACCTACTTGCAATCTCTTTCTCCAATAGTTCAATGGCATACTGTATTTTTAACAGGTCTTCCATAGTCATACCTGAGATAGGCAAGTCCTTAATTATGTCCTTGACCTTCTGTAAATTCTCCTTGCTCATTGAATACTCCTTTCAACGCCAATGGAATCAGTTGACGACAGTGATAAATGCCCAATTTTTTGTAAATGTCGTGTAAGGTTGACTTAACAGTACTCTCTTTCACACCAGCATCTAGGGCGATTTCATAGTTAGTCTTCCCTTGAATCAGTTCTTTGAAAATCTTCTTTTGAAACTTTGTCAACATTTAATCCTCCAATTAAAGCAAAACCAAACACAATTACAAAAAGACAACCCATTGCATAACAGAGTGCCTGAGTTAGAATAAGGATGGCAGGTGCCATTACATATAACACTGCCATAATGATGAGTGTCTTGATGAAATTCATGTGTAATTCCTTTCTGTTAAAGTTACATCCAAATTTTCGCAAGTCAATCTAATGGATGCCATCAGAATTCTTACATGTTCTCCCAGTTGCAGATTATTCCACCAGTCAGTGAACTCATGAAATTTATATGATTCCATATCTCTGACTGCACCAAAGATACTGATGGCTTTGTATCCGTTATCACTTTCATTAACGGCAACAGCCAGTTCACCCTCAGAACCTACTGGCAGTCCTTTGCGGACTGCTTTAATCAGGTCAACCTTTGGTGAACCATCCATTCCTGACCAGTCATCAATGTAGATGATGCCTGCAACCTCTGTCCAAACGCTCATTGTTTCTCTCCTTCATTGATTGTTAATCATTTACCAGATGAAATGCCATTTGTTGGATAGTATCTCTTCTTGCTTCAACGTGAAGGCAAAATCTCCATCGTCATCATCAGACGCCATTAATTCTCCATCATCGTCAAAATACAATTCTGCATCGTCGGCATCATGCTTAAACAGTTCACCCGGTCTTGCTTGCTGTGCAATCTCAATTAAAGTCATACATAGCCTCCTTTACAAGAGCAGTTGCTTTTTCAACTTCAACCTTTAATCCAATCAATTCACCTCTTTTTAGAGATTCATTAATAGAAACCAGAAGGTCATGAGCCTTACTTAAAGGTTCATAGTTAGGTTTACGGTCAACTAATTTATAGTAAAAGACCGTTTCAGATTCCTTGGGTTTTATATCTACGACTTCGATTTGTTTCCTTGCAAATTCTTCTACCATATTTGCAAACTTTTTAAAGTCATCTTTTGCGAGAGAAGGAACGCCCGAACCACAAAATTTTCTACAAAACATAGTCAATCCTCCAAAATGTTATTTGTTATAGCCAACCGTAGTCCGCACTTCATCAAAATCTTACTCCGGTATACATCAAGTTATCCACTTTCCAATCCTCAGCTTTTACGTCTTCCTGAGATAAAGGCAATCCGAACGATTTATCCCACACTTTATACCCTCTTAAAGACACTTGAATACTGTCTTTAAAAGAATTATTAAGCTTGACATTGTAGTTTATGTTGTTTCCTACAAATAGATAGGTATTCGGGTCATTTTCGTTGGAACAATGGACGCCGTCTGATATGTATTTACCTGCTTCCCAAGAGTGTCTACGGACATTTCCGCTTGCTCCAATCACAAACGCAAAATACAATGCTTCATTGAGTTTCATGATTATACCTCCATTAGCGAATCAGCCCAGCATTCAACTCTCGCAAGATTCAGTGGTGCTAATGAGTACACTGGCGAGTAATTTATCCATTCCCTCTCGGTTTTTGTAGGCTTGTCTTGACACCAAACCCAAGTACCATTAGGCTTCATGTAAACCCAACCACTTTTAAAGAAGTCTTTCACATCTTTCGCAAGACAAGGCTGTTTGTTGTTGTAAAGTTTGTCTTTAATAGCCTTTAATTCGCGCTCAATAAAATTAAGCCGGTCTTCAACTGTCACTTTATACATAATCAATCCTCCAACTTGTCATTCGGGTCATACTCTTCAACCTCGTATTCATTGAGGACTTCTGAGAGAAGTTCCTCAATGTCCTCAATTTGAGGAGGATACAGCAATTCCATAATGTCCACGCCACCTGCTTTGACGGAATCAATGTTAAATTCCCAACATTTATTGTCAGAATCCCACTCTGCATCAAAGTCGACGGTTAGAGGAATTTCATGATATTCAATGTTTGCTTCTGCCATGTTAAACTCCGCATATCGTTAGACTTTTTTCCCAATCATCAACAGAGTCGATGTTTTGAAGACGAGCAAAACTGTCTTCTTCCTTACATTGTCCATTGGCAATCCAGCATCCAGTAGCCTTAAAAGGTTTTGCTTCATACCAATGCCAATGTTTATTCTTATCCATGGCTAGATAGCCGTTCTTGAAGATTATCTTTACTTCGTTTACATTCATGGAATTTTTCCTTCATTCTGTTCCGCAAATTCTTTTACACACCGAAGCAGAGATTCTTTGCTTACTGCTACATCTCTATCAGTGTAAACACCAGACCAATCTATTTTGCCATTCTCATCATACTCAAAAATCATACATTCTGGTTCGCAGAACATTATAGGAGAAACGTCAGCGTAGAATTTTTTTGCCGTTTATATAAAAATCACAGCAATACCCACCAGTGCTTTTGTTGCGTATAATTTCATCTATTTTCATAGTTCATACTCCTTTCTACAAATCTGTGTAAATTTCTTCTACTTCATATTGAAGGTCTGCATCTTCTCCGAACTGCTTTCTGTCGGTTTCTTCGATTTGGTCAATCGAATCGAAATCTTTAACAATACCGATTAACTTCCAGCCGTCGTCGGTGCATCTTTCAAATATGTCTTGGTCAAACCACCTGTATACTAAGTATAATGTTTTCATAGTCCGCATCTCCTTAAACTGTACTGCCAGTATTTGACTGGCTTAAATTTGAAGGGTCTAATTTCTGTCCAGTCAGGGTCGGTTGACAACCAAATTGCTCTATCTTCTTTGCAGAGAGGTTTATATTTATACCAACACCATTTACCACTTTTGTCCATGGCAACAAAGCCCTTTTTCAGAAAAGGAAGAATTACATTAATGTCAATGGGGTTTCTGTTTTTACTGTCAATCAAGGCTTGACGCCACATAGTCATCATTTCAGAGTGTTTCTTAGCAGACTCAGCAGATGAGAATTGATTAAAAGCTTTTTTGATTTCATTTGAATTTTTCAAAGGAATCCCAACAGAGCCATCGATTGAAACTGACCAATCACCATCTTTGACAGGAATGCCATCATCAAGCTTTTCCTTAGCCTGTTTGTGTAATTCCTTTAATCTGCATTTCAAAGCCTTGATTTCATCATTAACATTCATGACAGTTTCTCCATCAATTTGTTGATGTACCACACAGCCTTTTGCAAGTCCTGTTTACCGTTCTTGTGTTTCCATCTCCACAAGTATTTAATGGCATTGGCTGTGCATACAGCCTCAATACCAGTCAAGTCAGTTACAGCAGATTCTAATGCATCAATACATTCAATCTTACCACTTGTGTAGTGACTGGGATGATTAACCATGTCCTTAGGTTTAACCTTAGGTTCAGGCAAGTCAACAGCGGGTTTAGGTTCATACTTAATCATCTTAGGTTTGACCAAAGGAGCAACAGCCTTCTTTTTATGGTTTCCCAAAAAGAACCTGTTATAGTCCATCTTAAATTCACCGTCAGCAGTAGTGTATGCTGTTATCCTGACAGAGTTGAATTTTTGATACCCCAGTACAGTTACGTCTTCACCTGACTGTCTGTTAGTCCATGTTTCTCCTTTTTCAGGTTTTACCATCTCTCTCATTGCATTATTCCTTTCTGGTATGCTTCACAAAGTCTGAGTATGCAGTGTATCAATCCTACACTACCAATAAAAACAACAATCTTGGTTACTTTGTCCATTGTTTTTACTCCTTTTATAGTCAGTGTATTCCCAACTCACAGATGGTGCAGGTTACACGACAGGTTTTCCTATGTGGCGTGGAACACATCCGTTCTTGACCATCCATTTTCTGATAAAGGAACGGGAAAAACTTCCCTTGATACACCTCAACTGTCTGAGATTACCAAAGTTGTATTTCCGAATCCAGAGTTTCTTGGTTCCCTCCGTCCAGACTTCTGTCATTACGCCCTCTTTGTCAAAGAAGGAATACAGGATTTCCGTGTTAGGAATGATACCTTTCATTTTTTTGTTCCTTTTTTAAATAAATAAAACCTACCTAATTCCTTATTGTGTGTGTTGTGTGTTAGGAAGGTTGAAGGAAACCGTAGGTGTCCTTAGAGGGAGTTGTTAGAACCGTAGGTTCTAACCGAAAAATTTGCAAAGCACATTTGTTTCTTTGCTTCTTTCTTTTTAAAAGAAAGAAGTTTTTTCTGAATTGACGAGAGTCAATTCAGAAAATTTTTTGGACTTATTATACACCTGTATAATAATACCTATGAATGAAGCCCCATTTTTTCGGGGCTTCATCGTTACGGCATATCTTGGACTAAATCCAAGTTTTCCACGAGTTTACCCTCACGTGCAAGTTTTGCACGAAAGAGTTTATATGCTCTGTTACGGGCTTCATACTCTTCCTTTTGGGTATGATGAAAGCCTGCTGTATAAGCATACAGGCTTTCAAGTATGGAAAACGTTTCGTTGTTTTCCATTTCTGCAAGGGCTTCTTCGTCCTTGCGAATTTCATTTACAACGGCGATTAACGCCGTTTCCCTGATTTCCCATACATACGGGTCTTGCTCCCGTATGAGTTGGGCTATCTGTTCGGGGCTTTCTTCCCCGAATAAAGAATTTTCATTTAACATTTTTTTTACTCTCCTCTGTTTTTGTTTGTTCAAGCGAAAAGGTCTTTCGCTTGTTTGATTTTTTCCGCTTCCGCTTCTGCTTTTAAACGCAATTCTTCATTGCGTTCGTGCGCCTTTTCCGCAATGACGGATAATTGTTCGTCCGTCATAAAGTTTGATAGGTACGCAATAGCGTCCCGTTCAACGCTATAAAAGCGGTTGTTTGACTTATACCATTGAACAGAAACGTCCAACACTTTGGGCAATGAAGCCCAGAAACTCGTTGCCTGTTCAGGATTATCCGCTGACAAGCGGATAAAACCCTTTACTTTCTCTTCCGAGATTTCACGCTTGCGCAATTTAAGCGCAAGTAATCCCGCAACCGTCAAGACGGGGTGCATGCCCGTCTTAACTTCGTTCATCATTCCCTTAAAAGAGGGGATAATTTGCGACGCTTCACCAATAAAGGCATAGTACGCCTGTTTGTTGGCATTTTCTGCCATTTCTTTTTGCAAGTTCTCTCTTGTAAATTTCATTTTCTTTTACTCCCTTTGTTCCGCTTGGCTAATAACCTCTGTATCAGGCAAGCGTGTTTGTGTTTTGGTAGGATATACCTATACCCTACCCCTCTATCTGCGCGTGTTCTTTTGGCTTAATTTTGCCTTTTGAACAGGCTAGGTTAAGATTATATCTGAACGAAGACGTCAACAACCCGAAGGGGCGTAGCGAAAAACGGAAGGCTTCCTTTGGAAAGCCGTTTTTCTTGTTGACGAGCCGTTAGGCAAACCTGTTTTCAAATGCCGTGAAAGGTGATTTATTTGAAAACAGGTTTGCTGTTACGAGCGGTCAAGTTCAGGTGTAATATAACCTTAGCCACTCAAAAGGCAAATTGAGACAAATGAACTTTTCATTTGAATGATTTGCGGCATGTAATGCCGCTCATTCTTTAAGGAGTTTTAAAGAACCATGGGTTCTTTTAAGGAATTGTCAAAACCGTTAGGTGTTGACACTGTGTTTCTCTGATGAAACATCTCTTTCAAAAGAGATGCTTCGATTGGTTCTTTTAAAGAACATCCCATGTGTAACATGGGAAAACATAGGATAACATAGGATAACATGGGAAAGTAATGAAATGCAGAAATGGCAGATTTCCTCGTGAAAGTGTGTGTTTTGTATGTTTTTGTGCCTTGTGAAAGGTAATCTTTACACGAAAGGGTAATCTTCATTTCTCTGATGAGATATCTCTTCTCTGATTGAGATATCTCCACACAGCTCACACACACTTCACATGTGAACAACAGGGGTGGGGATAGTATCCCCCCATAATTTCCAAAAGTAGGGTTAAATAGTATGTGGAATTAGGGTATTTAACCTCACTCCCAATAAACTCCCTCCTCAACAAACCTCATCCAATAAAACCACTACCATAACATCCCTTATACAACGCAACCAAATACCACTCACTCTAAAACTTATTTTCTCCACCATAATCCGTTTCTGGATTAGACTGTATAGTCTGCATTATAGTCAGTACATCATCCTCTCTCACATAACCACATGATGAGACTATAATGCTAAGGAAAATGTAATAAAAAAGGGATACCTTATACAGTATCCCTTAATCCACTATCCTACATGACTCCCCCAGAGCGTAGGGTGGGGTGGATTATGGGAATACAGTATCAGTTATGTCTTGACTTGTCAAGAGGAAAATGTTATCTCATTATATGAAAGGAACACAGTATGAAACAGATAGTACCTGCACAAAGCATTGATAAGAACTCAATAAGATTCCCTGTTACAGGAGAGAGATGTAAGCAGTATGCCATGATTGTCAGCATGGAACTGTTTGGTTGTTCACTGGCTCAGGTGAGTGATGAGACTGGACTGAGTGGTGAAGAGGTGAATGCTATATGTGATAGTGAAGACTATGCATACATTAAACAGACACTCATCAATAACATCAGGAAACTTGACCAAGCAACACTCACAGGTAAGATTGTGAGTGCTGCATCTGAGGCGTTTGATAGAATGGTTGAACTCAGTAAGGACTCTGATGGAAAGAAAGATGCTGTTAAGTTTGAAGCTAACAAAGACATACTGGATAGAGCCTTGATTGCTAACACTGCTGCACAGGAAGCAGATGAACTTAGAATAACGCTTATTAAAAGGAGGTAAGCATGAGTACGTTGAATGGATTGAATATTCTCAAAGGTGGTTCTGCTGTTGCGACAGAGATTGAGAAATGTGATGTTGACCCTAGGATTAAGAGAGCCATCTATGAGATTGCTAACAACCAACAGATGATTGGCATGAGACTGAATGAATGTATTGATGTTATCATTGACTTGTCTAATGTTATCAATGAACTCATTGGCATCAGTGAGAGATTAGAGAACAAGATGTACAAGAAGGAACATAATCCTACTATTGAATCAGGTAACATCACTGAACTGTAACTCTGCATTAAACTTAATACTAAGTTCTTGGTACCAAGAACTTAGTATTAAGAAAAGAGTGGAGACTTAGTTGAAGAGTTAGGTAGTTGAGTAGTTGAGTAGTCAAAGATAGCGAGCGGGCGGAGCCCGTGAGCGTATTCCGCAAGTTTTAGTTTGTTGATGGATAGAATGTTTCTGAGACACTGAAAGGAAGAGAGATGCCTACATTTGAATTGGAAGAGGGAACTCCGCAAGCAGAAGCCTTCTTCTGTACTAAGCCTGTACAGATACTTGCAGGAGGATATGGCTGGGGTAAAACTGCACTGCTGTGTGTTAAGTGCATTGACATCATGATGAAGTATCCTGGTGCAAGAGGTGCTGTATTGAGGAATACAATGCCTAACTTGGAGACTACTACTCAGAAGGAGTTCCTTAAATGGTGTCCTAAGAACATGATTAGGAAGTATCCCAGTGCAAGAAGCAGGAGTTTGGAGTTTGTTAATGGGAGTGAAGTGCTGTTCAACTACATTGCTCTGACTAGGAGAGGTGATAGTGAGACAATGAACATGCTAGGTGGTACGTTTGACTTTGTATTCATTGACCAGTTGGAAGACCCTGAGTTTAACTATAAGTTATTTCAAGATTTGCAAGGACGTATGCGTGGTACTGCTAAGTATGTTGGTGATGATACTAGTATGCCTAAGTATGCCAACTACTTCATGGCTACTACCAACCCTACACAAAACTGGGTAAGCACTAAGTTAGTTAGACCGTTAAAGGTGTGGCAGGAGACAGGCGTAGTGCTCCCTGAGTTGTTGAAGGATGAGAAACTGTATAGGGAAACTGGTAAGGTTGAACCTATCATTGCTCTGTTTGAAGGAACAACGTATGATAACAAACATCTGCCTGAGGGTTTCATTGAAAGGTTAGAGAACATTTACACTGGGGCTATGAGAGATAAGTACATGCTCGGTAAGTGGGATGTTGCTGAGAACCTTGTGTATCCTATGTTCAACTATGCTGTCCATGTGGTTGATGAGTTTGACATGGAAAGCAAGATGAAGAAGTGTAGGGACAAGTACAGGATGGCTTGGAAAGAAAGTCTTGACTTCGGTATTGCTAGTCCCAGTTGCTACCTTGTTGGGTTTGTTGATGAGGAAGAGAATGTTCATCTCATTGATGGGTATTATGAAAAGGAGAAGGACATCAGGACTCAGGCTAATATGATTAAGGACATGAGAGGTAAGTATGGTATTAGGGAAAGTGAGCGGGTTATATCTGACCCTGCTTTGTTCAGACGAAGCGCAGTTGATACCACCGTTGCTGATACGTTCGCTAAATATGGCATCGACATGGACAGGGGTAACAACAATATCCTTGGAGGTATTGGCAAGGTCGGAGACTACCTGAGGATAGACCCTTTCAGAAGGCATCCGTATAATGGTGGCATGGGTAGTCCCAGATTGTTCATTAGTAGCAGACTTACTTGGTTAATTGATGAGATTGTGGATTACAGATGGAAGGTTACTGCTGATGGTGCGCAGGATAAGCCCATGGATAAGAACGACCATGCTATGGATGCAATGAAATACATGTTGACTTTCGACGACGATAAGGCTAGGCTGATACAAAAGCAGATTCAATTCCAACAGGAGATTAGACGGTGGAGACCAGCGAGTTCGACAGAGAAATGATTAAGATGGATGAGCCGCAGGAAGAGTACCAGTCCTTATACAAGATGGTGGCAGATAATAAGATTGCTATCAGTAAAAAGGAAGGTACACTGTGGAGGAACAGACTGGATGTTGCCAGAAGTATGACTCAGGATTTGAGGGATAGTTGGCAGAACATCATTCAGATGTATAAGGGCTGTGATAAACCCTCTGAGGATTCTGAGAAGAAACGTCTCAGAATGGATGAACAGACTCGGACCTTTGAGAATCTGGTGTGGGCTAATACCAATGGCATTAGCCGTGAAACTGTGATGAAACTTCCTCACATTGAGATAACATGTAACAGAGAGGAAGATGCAGTTCTGGCTAAGGCTTATGAGCATCTGATTAACAACTACATGGGTCAGATTGGCAACTGTGGCTTGAACTGCAAGGAGAAGTTACAGAAGGCTGACATCTCTGCGCAGTTGACTAATAGAGGTATTTGGAGACTGGACTGGATTGACAAGGTTAATAGAGACCTTATTCAAGATGAGATTATGAAACTTGAAGATGAGTTGGCTAAATGCAAGACTGTTGAGAGTATTAAGGATATTGAAGGCAAGTTATATGCTCTCAATCAGAAGTTGGAAGACTCTGGTTTTGATGGTGCACAGATTACATTGGTTGACCCCTGCAATCTGTTTGTAGACCCTAACAGCCAGTTGGAAAGTTGCCTTGATGCAGACTGGATTATTGAACAGAGACTGGAATATGAACATATCTTGAAGGCTAAGTATGGTACTCAGGAAGGTACAGTCTATGCTGGTGAAAAGGGTAGCATTGGCAGTGATGAAGGCAATGAAGATAAGGTCAGAATTAAAGACGAGGATGATGATTATGTTCTCGGTGGCGAACGGATTCAGATTAAAGATGATAGATTGAAGACCGTCAAAACCTACTATGTCTGGGACAAGTTAAAGAAGCGTGTTTACTTGTTTGAAGAAGGCAAATGGGAGTATCCTCTGTGGGTATGGAATGACCCATTGGGTCTGAAACAGTTCTTCCCCTATTATGTGTTGAGTTATAATCAAAGCGTAGTTGACAACAACATGATGAGTGAGGTTGCTTTCTATTTGCCTTTGGTGAATAGCATTAATAAGATTAATAGCCAGATTGACAAGGCTAGGGATAGAGCCTTCAATGTTACGTTGGTTGATAAGAATGCAAGGATTGAAGAGAAGGACTTGCAGAACATGACCAACGGCAAACCTGGCTGGGTACAGGTTAGTACAAGGGAAGGTGTTAGAGTTGCTGATGCCGTAGTTGGTATGCCTACACCTGGAACTGAAAATCAGATGCTTATGGACAAGAGTGGACTGTATTCCATGATTGGTAAGATGAGTTCTGCTGATGCTCTGACCAGAGGTGAGGAATACAAGACCAACACTACAAATGGAGCAATCCAGCAATACTCTCAGAGCAAGAAGATAATCACAGGCATTAAGGTGGACAAACTGATTAGTTTCTACCTTAGAGTTGTCAAGGATGTACTGAGTCTGTGTCTGGTTAAGTTTGACATGGATGACCTGTTGAAGTGGTGCAATCCTAATGATGCTATGGCAATCAATGAAAGAAAGATTGATGTATTCAGTCCTGATTTGGTATTTGTAGGTGATGATACCATTGAACCTACCAGCGCTGCCAAGAAACAGGAAGCATTGCAACTGACACAGTTAATGGGACAGTTTGCAGGTGCTAGCCCTGCGGTCGTACCTGTGGTGTTAAAGATGCTTAGCAGAGCCTTCAATGAGATGGTTATTACCGATGAAGACTGGGATATGATTATGCAGGGATTCCAGCAGCAACAGGAGCAAGCAGAGATGCAGAGACAAATGCAGCAACAGCAGATGGCTATGCAGGCTCAACAAGGTCAGATGAAGATGGACGGTATGCAACAGCAACAGGACATCAGACAGGCTCAGGCACAACAGAATATGCAAGCCAAGCAGCAGGCTATGCAGAACAGGATGATTAACCAAGCTGCAATGATGTGAAAGGAATAAACCATGGAAGAAGATGATTTGATTGAAGAAGTTGGTGATGTTTCTAATGATGCGGAAACTGATGATTACCTGAATGACATTCTTACTCAGAGCCAAGAGGTAGAGGAAGATAAGCCTGAGTTCGATAAGAACAAGGAAGGTGTTACTGGTGACGAATGGAAAGAAGACGAATACCAGAAGACAGCCGAACAGATTAAAAAGGAAAGGAATAAACAGAATGCCGAACGCAGAATCAGAGAAAAGCAAGCCAAACAGTCTGCCGAAGACGAGGGGACAGACCAGTCCGATGGCGAGACGAGATTGGAAGACGACCAACTCGACAAAGCGGAACTCGAACAGATTAGAGGAAGAAACCAATACCTCGAACAGCAAATGAGTGTTGCCGCTCCTGTCATGGACTATCTTGTTCAGAACAAGATGGACATGGCTAGTGTGGAGTTGGGTGTAGATTTTGTTAATCATTGGAA